CTCTGTCTCCAACTTTGCGGCTTGAAGGCAAAGCCTGAGACACAAAGTTTACTCAAAACAAAAACAGCACCTTATGCATCTGGGCAGGACTTACCCTGCACCCCATCTTCCGCACATCCACTGTATGAATGGGCACTTCCATTGTTTCTTCCAGAATCCTATCCGTTTCTGCCTTCCATGTATCTCTGTCCTTCGTTGCCTCCTGCAGCTCACTTTTCACTTCTTCCGCCGCTTGGTTCAGCCGCAAAGCGTTTGCCAGCATCAAAAGCGCCGCTTCCGCTTCCATTTCCTTTCCGTACAGGTTCGCCACGCTGTCCAGACTTTCGATGATAGCTCTTTTCTTCAGTTTCATGCTTTCCCCTCCAATGCTTCTACTCGTTTATATAACTGCTGTATCATGTAGGTGTTCAGTGCCACAAATTCCCCATACCTCAATGCGTATCGGTAGTCCACGATTTCTGCCCCTTCTAACGGTACACCGCTTCTTGTTACTTCTGAATATTCCGGGCTTTTGATAAATCCCGCAAAGTCAAGGCTGGTCAGCCCATTATTTGCCAGATTTTCTTCGATGTCCTGGGCAATGAATCCTATGTGTAATCTGTTGCTTGTGCCGTTGTTCATTTTGTATGGTGTCGGCTTCAGTTCCAGAAAGAATTTTTCGTACTTCGTCATATCATAACTGATACTGTTTTTCTTCCTCCGGTCAGATGTGTTGATGGTTCCCACCTCGGCATATACCTCACGCCAAAGCCTCGATGATGTCCCCAGTCTGGATACCGCGTCTGTGCCGCAGTATAAGTTTAAGTCCGTCACATAGTACTCAATACCTGTTGTGAATACTACGTCAGAAGATGAACAGTACACGGCGCTGTTCCCATTTGTCATTCTTGCGCCCCTGTCTGTTGCAATGAAAAGACTGCTCTCTGTGGCATCTGTCATCATGATACCGTATGTCCTGCCTTCGCCGTCATCCCCTCTGCCGTACCCGATGTATCCGCCCTCGTATTTTGTATTATAGCTGTCCTCGTAAACAGTCATCAAACCGCCTAAGGCGATATAGTCCGCCAGTATCTGCCCGGTTGTGATGTTGTCCCCGTTGATTTCCGACCGTCCTCCTGTGGAAAGGTCGTTAAATGTCACAGGTCCATAGATTTCTATCTCGTCAGAAATCAGCTTTGCCATCCTGCTTGTCAGCATAAAACTGGAAGCACTACCGCCTCCAGCCACAATCCAGTTGATCTTGTCCGCCTCCTGCTCAATGATGGAAATATTCCCCTCCATATCTGCCACAGTAGATGAAATCCCATTCACTGTCTGTTCCAGCAGGGAAAAGTTCCCCTCTAAGTCCGAAACCAGAGAAGAAATCTTCCCCTGCTCCACTTGTAGACTGGTAAGCCCTTTCTCTGTCTTGATGTAGTTCTGGAAGGCACTAGGTGTATAGTTCTCTTCTGGATCGATGTTCTGGAACATGTACCGCAGTTTTTCATCCAGCAGGGCAAGATAATTGAGTATCTGCTGTCGTTCTTTTCTATCGTCAATTCCTCCCATATCCGGTAATTGGATCCCGCTGTAAATAGCCATAGCATCACCTCCGCTCGTTGCTTCCGCTGGTGAGATAAATGGTCATATCCTGCAAAATCGCTGGACCGTAGCCCGCAAAGCGTAAACGGAAGTGATCGCACCGTCTGGGAATCACAGGCACATTCACAACATTTGTACGCATGCCCCCGATCTGCTTCAATCGCTGCCATGCCTCCGTGCTGTCGTACTGGATGTAGATTTCCACTGCTGCCCCATTGGGTACCATCATGCGGATGGAAAAGCGTGATACGAATTTACTGTCCGGCATGTTGTATGTAAAATCGTTTGTTTCCCCATACCACTCAATGACTTCTTCATCCGTTCCTTCCATGGTCTTGATGGTGTTCCCGTCCAAATAGTACAGCACACTTCCGTAAGTGGAAAAATATCTCCCTTTTGTGTTGTCCTCCCGGTGCCATAGCCCCTTTGCCGTGTCATAGACAAAAAGCCCATTTTCCATGGAAATATAGTACTTGTTTCCCATCCTTCCTGCTTCCGCCGCACCGTATCCAGCTTCCAGCACCGCCCCCACATCCGTTGGCAATGCCCCTTGAAAACTCATGACGCTACTTTCTGACTTGTAGTATAAAACCTCGTTGACGATGCAAAGACTTTTCCCGCATCCTTTCGCAACGCCTCGCAGCATCCCTTCCACGATTTGAAAATTGGAAGGACGATTGCCATACACCTTGTAAACGGCATTTTCTTTCCAGAACATCACATATCCCAGATAGGTGATTGCTCCCGTGAAATCCCCGTCGCTGGCGATGGTTGCGGCATAGCTGTCACTGCTCACGCCATCAAAGCAGTTGAAATTCCGAAAACTTCCCAGCTTTGACGCGTAGATCTCATGGTTTTTTGAGGAACATCCCCATAAACGGTTTTCGGATACGGTGTAAAAATCCATGTCCGGCACTGTCCGCTTGATGGTGATGGGCTCCGTCTGGCTCCCGTCCTTGTCGATAGGTCCCACGATGAGGAGATACCCTTCCCCCACATCCTTCAGCACCGTGGTTTTGTTCAGACTTTCCACGTTGAAACCGCTGATTTCCACGCCGTCCCCCGTTTCAAATCCTGAGTTGATGCCTGCCGCCTCGATCTTTACATATACCTGCCCTTCTGCGTCCAAATCCGTTTCTGTCAAATAGGATTGTTTGTATGTGACTGTCCCCGTGGAAGTGTAGCTGTTTTCCATACTCTCCCACTTGTCGTCTGCGGTGTTGTAAGAGATTTTATCCGGGAAAATCAGGATATATGCCCCAATGGAAAGCAGCGTCTTTTCGCTGTCCGTCACATCACCCACTTTCTTCCCATCGTAAAAGACTTCTGTGCCGTCCACATAGAACATCTTCTCCCGCACCAAAAGCCCGTTTGCCTTTGTCAACTTCTGTACGGTCCCTCTGGGCTTTCGGATAGACAGATAGGGGAAATGGTCAGAGGACAGGTTTTCCATGTCCACAAATGCCCCCTGTGACGCCGTATCCAGTACGTTGATACCTTGAAAAGAAACCAGCCTGTCCGATACGGCTTCTCTCCCGCTCAGTCTTGGTAATTTCATCTCACCACCCCCTTAATGGAATCATGCCGCATAAATTCGTCTGCTTCGGCGTGTGTGTCTGCAAATAGTGTGCCGCGTAGTTTTCCCATGCGTCATTGTATAAGATCATACTGTCGTTGTATTTGTCGGAATCCCCGTTGTAAAAATCCATCATACTGATGAGATAATACACATACACATCCGTGAACGGAACGGGAACCGCCAGTTCCCGCTCCTCCTGTCCTTCTGCAAATGGTATAAATACAGGTTCTTCCCCTTCGTATTTGCTCAAAATATCTTTGTAAATGCGACCTTCCACCGTGTTCACCATGCGGATCTTCTCTCCGTCTGTAAAGGCGTTTGGACGGAGCTGGTCAACGGTTGTCAAAAGTTCTCGTAATTTCATTATACTTCCTCTTTTCTTCCTTAAAGATTGCGATAAAGTTTAATTTTAATACTTTCTTCTGTAATTGGGTAATAAGCAATAAACTGAGCAACCCCTATTGCAAACATCTTAATGTTTTCATTTTTATCGTTAATCAAAGTATCAGATCCTACCATATCGCGAAATTCATAATACAATAATATGGGACTTCCAAATTTTATTTTTTCGTTTTTTATTGAATTCCCAGACATCTCTACTTCTCTTCCATCCTCTGTTACAAAATATAAGTTCAAACTCCCATCTTTCCCTAATTCATTTTCCAGTGTTATTGTTGCATTTAAAATTCCTCCACCTACCTGAATCTCTCCCACCTTTTCCGCATATCCCCGAAATGTGGTTCCCTCCGGCACTTCCACGCCTTTTGCCACAATGGCGTTTTTGATGGCGTCTTTTGTCCCCTGTAAGTAAGTCAGTTTTTCTGTTGTCGTTCCCATCAGATCACCTCCCCATTGATGGCATCCAGTGTTGTATTCAAATTTCCCAGATTGCCCAGTGTGGTGTTAAATTCTTGTTCCGTTCCTGTGTATCCGTTTTCCGCTGCTGCCGTATAGGCGCTCTTTCCGTCTGCGCCCTTTTCTCCCGGCACACCTTGTGGTCCTTGTGCACCGGTATCTCCTTTTGCACCAGCTTCTCCCGTATCTCCTTTCGGACCTGCCGGACCTTGTGGTCCCTGTTCTCCTGTTGGACCCTGTTCGCCAGTGTCTCCCTTTGGTCCTTTCAATGCTGCCAGTTGTTCTTCTGTGAAATCTGCGTATGTAAATGGATCTCCCTTTTCCCCTTTTGGTCCTTGCTGTCCCTCGTCACCCGGATCACCTTTTGGTCCTGTTGGTCCTGCTGGTCCTTGAATCCCCTGTATGCCTTGCAGTCCTTGTTCTCCTTTTGGACCTTGCAGCCCTGTGTCACCTTTCTCCCCTTTTGGACCTTGTGGTCCTGTTGGTCCAGTATCGCCTTTTTCCCCTTTCAATGCTGCAAGCTGCTCCGGTGTGAAATCATCATAGGTAAACGGGTCTCCTTTATCACCCTTATCACCTTTGAGACCTTGTTGTCCCTGTGCACCTGTATCACCCTTTGGACCTTGTGCCCCCGTGTCACCTTTTGGTCCTGCCGGGCCTTGTGGCCCCTGAATTTTCCCGTTATTTCTCCAATCTTTCAAAATCCCATCATACACATAAATGTCGTATGGATCAGCACTGCCGACGCCGTATGCGTCCCCCGGTTTCGGCGTTTTGACTGCCTGTTTCAATGCATCCAGTGTCCCATAGTATCCCAGAATTTGCAGTCCTTTCCCCGTTTCTCCGATGGGACCTTGTGGGCCTGTTGGGCCTGCTGGGCCTTGTGGACCTGTTTCGCCCTGTGGGCCTTGTGGGCCTGTTGGCCCTTCTGGACCCTGCGCACCTGTATTCCCTTTTTCTCCTTTGTCACCCTTTGGACCTGTCGGACCTGTTGGACCCATTGGTCCTTCTGGTCCTTGCAGCCCTGTATCACCTTTCTCCCCCTGCGGTCCTGTTGCTCCCTGTGGTCCTGTTTCGCCCTGTGGTCCTTGTTCGCCTCTTTCTCCTTTTTCTCCCTGCAAACCCTGCGGACCGGTGTCTCCCTTGTCACCTTTTGGTCCTTTCAGTCCTTCTAATTGTTCCGGTGTGAAATCTGTGTATCTAAATGGTTCCCCTTGCGGTCCTGTCTGTCCCATTGGACCCTGTGGACCTGTCGGTCCTTGGATACCTGTTTCCCCTCTATCTCCTTTTTCGCCCTTATCGCCTTTTGGTCCCTGTGGTCCCTCCGGTCCCATCGGACCCACTGGTCCCTGTGGTCCTACTGCTGTATTTGCTTTTTCCGCCGCTTCCAGTGCCGCTTTGATGGCATCTGCTGTATCTTCCTGACGCTTTGTTTCTGCCTGTTCTCTGGCTGTTTCTGCTGTCTGTCGTTCATTTTCCTTTTCTTCTCTGACGGTTTCATTCAGTACCCGCTGATTTTCCGCCTCCACTCTGTCTGCCTCACTGTCCAACACTTTGGAAATGGCTGCCTCCATCTGTTCCAGTTCGCTCAAATCTCCCGTGTAGTCCCCCGGTGTGTCAATGGTGGTTTCCACAAAGATAGGTGTTTTCACTGTTGTCCACCGTACCGCCCCGGTATCGTCAAAGGCTCTCATGTCAATGAACACAGTCCCTGTTTCTGGGAAGTCCTCTTTTGTCACATCCCAAAGCAGTGTGATGGTTTCATCCTGAATACTCTTTACCAGCAGCGCCGTATTTTTTGCGCCGCTCTTGTACTGCAAATCCAACCGGAATGTCAGCGCCGAAAGGTCGATCCTGTCCGCTTCATATCGCTTCATGATAAACTCTCTGCTGACGGTTTCGTCATCGCCGATGACAAAAGTCTGTTCCTCATTGGGAAAGATCATCTGTTTTCCAATAATCGAGATCATAACATCACTCCTTTTTTATAGGCTCGAATGTAATGAGCCTTTGTCCGACAGACGCCTTTTGCGTCTGAAAAAAAGGGGGCTTTCGCCCCCTCCTCCGTTGTTATTCGTCTTTGTTTTTGTCTTCCATTTTTTCCATAAGCTCGTAAGCCGCTTCCCGCTGTTCTTCGCTGTTTTTCAGCACTTCCGCCACAAACTTTGGCACTTCCACTTCCTGCCCCCTCTGGATCAGGTAAGAACAGCCGTTTACGCACACGAAAACGTCTTCTCTTTCCGTTTCTGTCTTTGGAATCTTCACCATGACGGTGTCTTCCTTCGCCTTCTGCATGGCTGCGTGCATGTCTCTTTCCAACTTTGCCCGCTTCTGGGCTTCTGTCAGCTTGCTTTCGCCTTTGGCTTCCTTTGCGGTTTCTGCCGCTTCTTTTGCTTTTTTCTCCGCTTCCTGCAGCTTTTCTTTCATGGCTGCGTTTTCTTCTTTCACCGTCGCCAGTTCATTTTTTACCTGCTCCAGAGCTTCCAGCATCTTTTCTTCCATTGTTTTTTCTTTATTTTCTGCCATCTCGTATCACTCCTTTAGTTGGCTGCCGCTTCGCTGAAGCTGGATGTGCTTTCGATTCTTACCATGTATTCGTCTGCCAGGATGCAGGCTGTTTTCAGTGCCTTCCAGCCCGCTGTGGCTCTCTGGTCCAGAGGGTCAGAGCTGCCGCCGCTGCCCAGCTGTTTCACGATGGTCTGCAAGCCGCCGCCGGTAACTTCTGTGACGCCGTATGCGTTTTCACCAACCACCAGCGTAGAGAATACAGACAGGGAAGTGCTTGCCGCATCTTCCCAGATTTTCGCTTCTGTGCTTTCCAGGAAAATCACGCCGCCAATTCTGCCGATTTCCCCGTTATACATGTGTTCAGGGTTTGTGTACTTGTTCCATTCTTCCCATTTTTCGTCCTGCATAATGTCGTATGCCACAAAAGGATGCACGATAGCCCCATAGCAGTTGTCACGAATGGGCGTTGCGTTCTGCCCTTTCAGTGTTGCCACAGCCTTCATGATCAGAGGCACTGTCACCATACAGGTTGCGTCCAGATTGGTTCTCTGTGTGACAGGCGTGCCGTCGCTCTTAGGCGCATACAGTACGTTGGTACCGGCGTTGATAACTTCTCTGGTAACTGTGTCCAGTGTTCTGCCTGCCTGATGTCCCAGCAGCTTCACCGCTTCCACCAGGTTGTTGTCGATGGCAGTCAGCAGCAGTACATCGGACATCTGGATGAAATCGCCGTACTGTTTGACCGTTGCTTCTTTGGTTGTAACGGTCAGACTGTTTCCCGCAGGTGTTACGCCTTCCGTGATGGCTGTCATGGCTTTTGCCAGTGCTTTGTATCTGCGGAATTCGATTTTCTTACCGCCGTTTTTGGGAATGGGTCTTTTCTGCCCCAGCTGGTCGTGTAC